ATGACATTGCCGCGAAAGTGGGATTGCCCGCAATCTATGCTGACAGGTTGAAAGGCGAGACGCCGGAAGAACTGGAAGCTGATGCGAAGCTGCTACTGGACGCGCAACCGAAACAAAAAGCCGCACCCAACTCAGGTGCTACCAATCCGGGCGAGAAGGCGGGCGCCAACGAGACGTGGGCGCAACGCAAACAGCGATTGGAAGGCGCACCGCCCAATATTTGGGCTGGAGGCGGAGTGAATTGGATGGAAAAACCACCCGAAGGAAGGTAATAAATGGCAAACGAATCTACTTATGCTGGCATCGCCGGCTTAGTTGCAAATGTATATGATCTTGCGCTCATGGTTGCGCAAGAAGGGAACGCAATTGCTCCCTTTGTCACCAATTTCAGTTCGACTGGATCAGCACCGCGTGTGTTCGGAACATACAGCGGAGGCACTTTTGCCGCAGTTGATGAAGCGACCGACATGAGCCAACAGGCTTTTAACGCAGCTCCATCTGGCACTATCACGCCGGCCACTTATGGCTCGCAGATTTTGCTCACAACTCGTCGAATCAACAGCGACCCTGCTAACGCGCAAGCCGAAGCCGGTCGTTATTTGGGCGAGACCGCAGCCGCGCATATTGACACCAATCTCGCCGGTCTGTTTACCAGCTTCACCGGCGGCACTGTCGGCACTGCTGGCGGCACACTGACTTGGGCGAACGTTTTGCGCGCTCAGGCGTATCTGCGCACTAACAAGGTTTTTGGTCGTTACGCGGTCGTTTTGCATCCAGTACAGTGGTACTACCTGACTTCCGCTTCAAGCGGTGTGCCAACTTTCATTGACAATCCGAACTTGAAGGAGTCAGTGATCGGCGGATTCTACCAGGCTTCGTTCAGCAACATGGACTTCCTGGTTGACGCCAATATTGCAAGCGGCACCGCTGCTGTGGCTGGCATGTTCGCAAAGCCGGCAATCGCGCTGGATATGCGCCAGTCGTTCACCATCAACCCGCAATGGAATGCCAGTTACTCTGGCTCCGGCGCGTGGGAATTGAACGCCTCGATGGAATATGGTTACGGCGTCTATCGCCCGACCTACGGCGTGAAGATGATCGGTACTTCCGCCTAATAACGAGTAACTCGATGGGCAAGGATAGAGCGTATACCTCGACAAACGGCATGCTCCACCGCTTCCTTGCCCTATCGGAGCGCAAGCTGGAGGCTTGAAACAAAATGAGATTGAACTGGTTTAGCAACAGCCCAGCAGCCACAACCGGTTACGGCGTGCAAACAAAACTGTTCGTGCCAAGACTGGCAAAACTGCTTGACAAAGGTATTTCTGTGACGGCATTCTTCGGCGTACAAAGCGGCGTGCTGAATATCAACGGCATCAAAGTGTACCCGAGTTTCAAACACCCGTATGGAATGGACGTGATCGGCGCGCACGCGGTTTGGGATCAGGCGGATGCTGTGATTACATTACTCGATATTTGGGTGGTGCAGTCTGAAAACATTCCGATGCCCTGGTTTCCCTGGTTTCCGATAGACCACGAACCGATACCCGCGAATGTATTGGCAAAGGCAAGACAGGCGACTAAAGGGATCGTCATGAGCAAGTTCGGCAAGCGCATGGCAGAAATGGCAGGGCTTGACGTTTGGTACGTTCCGCACGCCGTTGATACAAATATTTTCAAACCACTGGATCGTACTGAAGCGCGCGAACATTTGAAATGGCCGCAGGATAAGTTTATTGTCGGCATGGTCGCAGCGAATAAAGGGAATCCATCGCGCAAGGCATTCTATGAGCAGATTGCCGCCTTTGCCGCTTTACACCATGAACATCCCGACACGATGATGTATCTACACACAGACGCCGGCTTGAATGGCGGAGACGTTGTAAATCTGCATAAATTTATCAACCGAATGGGATTGAAAATCGGCGAGGACGTTCTGATTGCGGACGCTTACATGTATGGGCTTGGCTATCCTGATCAGTTTATGGTTGACGCCTATAACGCAATGGACGTTTTGACTAATGTCAGCTTAGGCGAAGGCTTTGGCATTCCGATCCTTGAAGCACAGGCATGCGGAACACCGGTGATTGTTGGCGATTGGACTTCCATGAGCGAGTTGTGCTTTGCTGGCTGGAAGGTGCTAAAAGAAGAAGCTGTGCCGGTCTACCACGATTATTTTGACGCGTTCCAATGGCAGGCCACAACAGCGGCTATTTATGACCGCATGGAACAGGCTTACGCAGCGAAGGGCGATTACGAGCTGCGCAACCAGGCACGACGCGGGGCGCTGCCTTACGATGCGGACTCGGTAACACGCCGCTATTGGAAGCCGATCTTGAAAGAAATGGAAAGCCTGATCATGCCGAAGTTGGCTGGAAGTCTATGAACCTATCAATTGTCTGTGTGACAAATGACGATGGGCGGCAAGCCGGTTCTTTCATAAAACGGATGATAAGGCTTGCGCGAACTCTCGATGCGGAGTTCGTACTTGGGCTGGACGGCAAGGCGGCGCAGGAATCGGACATGCGGAAGTTCGCGGATAAGGTGGTTGACCTACCGGCGCATGACGTTCCATTGCTGGAAAAGGTATTGGACATCGCAATCGAGGCCTGCACCGGTAAGTACGTGCTTAGGCTGGATGACGATGAAGTTGTGAGTTCCGCGCTTGAAGATTGGCTGAAAACAGGCGCGTATCAGAATGGTGGACTGTTCGCTTTCCCGCGTGTCTATATGTGGGGTGATGATCAGCACGTACTGGCAAACGAGGGAGTGTGGCCTGACTTGCAGACACGGCTTGGATTGAAGTCGCTCATGTTCGGCGTGAACAGCATCCATGCTGGCAATCCGAATGGGACTGGGCTGGTCGTGCCTTATGCGTTGGAACATCACAAACTATTGGTCAAGAGTTATGCAGAGCGAAAGCAGATAGCAGACCGTTACGAGGCAGTCAAACCAGGCGCGGGCTATTCTTTCACTTATGGACGCTATAACACGCCTGAGGACATTTACGAGGAATTGATTGTCAAGCCTTACACAGACGGGAATTACGCGCAATGATAACCATACCGCACGTTGAAACGAATATCACGCTGGCTTGCCAGAACGCCTGTATCGGGTGCAATCACTTTATCCCGATGCAAAAGGGCGAACGCTTGAGCGCGGAGCAAGTCGGGCGCGACCTGCGCGACTTTGGAAAGGTGGCGCATATCAGCCGTTGGGCGGCAATCGGCGGCGAACCCACCCTGCACCCTGACATTGACGCGGTGCTGAAGGCTGTACGCGAAAGCGGCACGGTTGACATTATCGAAGTTTGGACCAACGGTGCGCGCTTGAAGGCAATGACTGAAACGTTCTGGCAACTTGCGGATGAGATTGACTTGACGCTGTACCCTGGCAAGCCGGTGGATTTGGATTTTGTGCAGGCTAAATGCGCCGAACATGGAAAGGTTTTGCGCGTCAAGAACGGGCGGGACGACTTTACGACCCTGCTGTACAAACGCACGGCAAGCGATGCAGAGGCGGCTGGAATATATAAAGGCTGCTGGTATCGCACTTATTGCCGGGTGCTGGATAACGGTTACTTCTACAGGTGCTGCACAAGCCCGTTCATCCCTGAGTTGATCTTAGGACTGGCAAAAGAAGCGGACGGCATCAAAGTGAAAGGGCTAACGGAACAGGCATTATCGAATTATTTGAATCAACCCGATACACCGGCATCCTGCTACCGCTGCGCAGGACATAGTGGATCCCATATCGGCTGGCGGGAAGAGCGTGACCGCGACAAGTGGCTCGCTGAAAGCATGAGGTGAAATGGCACGAACAGGAATGCAGACATTGATTGACACAGTTCGCGGCTATGCCAACGCCGCGCCGGACGAGTGGGAAGTCACAAGCGATTCGTCAATTGTGACGTACTGGGATGATGAAGAAATCCAGCGCGTGCTTGACCGGCATAAACGGGAATATATCCACGCTCTTATGGACGCGCAACCGACCTACGAAAGCGGTTCGAGCGTGTTCAAGCAGTACCTGCTGAACGCAACCAACATTGAGAGCGGCACGGCTGTATTCAAAGTCGAAGACACCGCCGGAACTGTAAGCGGATACTCGGTGGATTACACGCGCGGCATTGTCAGTTTTACAGACGATCAAAGCGGCAAGTCCTTTTATTGGAGCGGCTTTGCATACGATCTGGACGCGGCTGCGGCTGACATATGGCGCATGAAAGCGTCACACGTGGCAGGGTTGGTTGACTTCTCGACCGACGGGCATTCCGTCAAGCGCAGCCAGCAGGCGCAGCAATACCTGACAATGGCAAACTATTATCAGCAGCGCAGTGCGAGTGAAGGCATTTCAACCGCAAAGATTGTGAGGGATGATATATGGGGATAGGCTTGACCGCGCGTGAACTAATGCAGATGCGGGCAGACATAGAAGACCTGCTGCCCGATGTTTGTGACATTCTTAGCGTGGCTTATACCGCCGATAGTGAGGGCGGATTTACCGAGACGTGGGGCACGGCAACCGCGAATGTGCATTGCCGCATTGATTATCGCTCCGGACGCGAGAATCTAATCGGCGGCGCAATCCAACCTTATAGCAATGCGGTATTGAGTATCCCCTACAATACCGCGATCAATTCGACCAACCGCATCAAGTCCGGCGATTACATATGGGCGG